GCCATCCGTCGCAAGATGTTCACCCGGTTGCGCACCGCTCGATACCTGCGCGTGGAGGCCAGCGACACCGACGCGGTGGTCGGCTACAGCGGCCGCGTAGCGCGCCTGGCCCTGGTTCACCAGGAGGGCCGCAGCGACCGCCCGGCGCGCGGCCAGAAGCCCGTGCGTTACCCGCGCCGCAAGCTGCTGGGATTCACCGAACGCACCCGAGAAATGGTGCTCGATACCTTGGCGCGGCATCTGGCCGGCCAAGGCCTGTAGCACGCCGAAGCACAAGGCGCGCCCCGTGCGCGCGCGAAGGCGGCCCGGCAACATGGCCGCTATGCATGAAACCGCCGAACTCTTCCGCCTCATCTCCAACCTGATCCGCATCGGTACGGTTTTCGCCGTTGATCTGGCCAGCCAGCCGGCGCGCGTGCGCGTCGCATCGGGCGACCTTCAAAGCAACTGGTTGCCGTGGCTGGAGCTGCGCGCCGGCACGACAACGACGTGGAACCCGCCCACCATCGGCGAACAGGTCGTCTTGCTGTGTCCTGACGGCGACCCCGCCGCCGGCGTGGTGCTGATGGGTTTGAACTCGGATGCGATACCCGCCCCGTCCGCCAGCGCGGCGGAACACGTCACGCTCTACCCGGACGGCGCCCGCATCGTGTACGACCACGAGGCCGGCCAGCTCACGGCCGAAGGCATCAAGACGGCAACGGTCACCGCCAGCGAGTCGGCCACCCTCAAATGCCCGGAAATCACCCTTGACGGCAATGTGACCGTGACAGGCCTGTTCACCTATCAGGCCGGCATGAGCGGCAAGAACGGCAAGGGAAACAACACGACTATCACCGGCGACCTTCGCCACACCGATGGCGACCTTTCCTCGCATGGCGTAATCCTGCATAAGCACCCCCACGGCGGTGTGTTGCGGGGTGGGGCGCAGACTGACGCACCGGAGGCCACCGCATGACCTACCTGGGGATGGACGCCAACACAGGCCTGCGGATCAGCGGCCGCCAACACCTGAATCAGTCCGTGACCAAGATACTCACGACTTCGATAGGGACGCGCATTCGCCGCCGCCCCTTCGGCGCACTGGCCGCCGACCTGATCGACACCCCCACCAATGGCGCCGCCGTCCTGCAGCTCTACGCGGCGGCCGCTACGGCGCTGATGCTGTGGGAACCCCGGCTGCGGGTGCGTAGCTTGTCGGCCAACGTCAACGCAAGCCGACCCGGCGCCGTCGTGCTGAACATCATTGGCGAAGCCGATACCGGCGACCGTACCGAAAGCGTGTCACTCTCCACCACCCTGAGCGCCTGATATGGCAAGCCCGAACATCATCGACCTTTCCCAGCTTCCCGCACCGGACGTGGTGGAAACGCTGGACTACGAACGAATCCTGGAGACGCGCAAGGCGCGGTATCTCGCCCTCTTCGCGCAAGAAGACCGGGACGCCGTGGCCAAGGCGCTTGCGCTGGAATCGGAGCCGCTGGTCATCACCCTGCAGGAAAACGCCGAGCGCGAAGTCATCTTGCGACAGCGCATCAACGACGCGGCGCGGTCAGTCCTGCTCGCGTTCGCCCGTGGCACTGACCTGGAACACATTGCAGCCGAGTACGGCGTAAGCCGCCTTGTCATCCGGCCGGCCGACCCCGCCGCCGTGCCGCCAATCGAAGCCGTCTACGAAAGCGACGACGAACTGCGCGAGCGCGCGCAGCTGGCATGGGAGGGCCTGTCAACCGCAGGCCCGCGCGATGGCTACGTCTTCCATGCCTTGACCGCGGACGGACAGGTCGCGGACGCGACCGCCACCAGCCCCGAGCCTTGCGATGTGCGCATCTGCGTACTCGCCCGCGATGGCGACGGCACCGCGCCGGCCGAGCTGCTGGACAAGGTACGCGCCAAGCTCAACGACGAGGACACCCGCCCCATGGGCGACCGCTTGACCGTCCAATCCAGCAGCATCATCACCTACAGCGTGCGGGCGGTTCTCCACATGAAAGGCGAAGGCCCGGGCCGCTCGGTCGCGCTGGAGGCCGCCACGCGCGCGTGTCGCGCCTACGTCAACCGGCCCCGCCGCGCCGGCGTATCGGTCTGGCGATCCGCCATCAATGCCGCGCTGCATGTCGAAGGCGTCGCGCATCTCGACTTGATCGAGCCGGCGGACAACCTGGTTCTCGACTCCACGCAGGCCGCCACATGCGTGGCGGTGGAAGTCTCCATTGCGCCCGGCGGTTGAAATGGCGAACAAGCCCACTCTGCTGCCGCCCTCATCCACCCCGGTTGAGCGCAAGCTTGCCCAGGTCGGCGCCGACATCGAGGAAATCCCCTTGCCCTTGCGCAAGCTGCGCCGCGCGAGCACCACGCCCGCCCTGCTGCTGCCCTGGCTGGCTTGGGAAAGATCGGTGGACCGCTGGGACGATGCCTGGTCTGAGGCGGCCAAGCGTAAGGCCATCGCCAATTCCTTCAAGATTCACCAGCTCAAAGGCACTATCGGCGCGCTGCGCCGCGTGGTGGAGCCGCTGGGCTATCTGCTTGAGGTGACGGAATGGCACCAGATGGCGCCAGAGGGTCGGCGCGGGACGTTCCGGCTCACTATCGGCGTACTCGATGGCGGCATTTCCGAAGCAATGTATTACGAGCTGGGCCGCCTCATCGACAGCACCAAGCGCCTGAGCCAGCACATGACCGGCCTTGCCATCGCGGTGGAGGTGCGAGCGCCCCTGAAGCACTGCGTCGCGTCCTATGACGGCGACGAGATGACCGTGTACCCCTATCAACCCCAACCCGTGGAAATCGCGGCCGCCACGCGGGCCGCCCTGGCCACGCACATCATCGACACCCTGACGGTATACCCATGACTACCTATTTCGGAATCTTGACCAAGGTTGGCGAGGCCAAAGAAGCCAACGCCAAGGCGCTGGGCGTTCCCGTGAAAATCGCCGAGATGGAAGTCGGCGACGGCGGCGGCGTCCTGCCCGTCCCGGACCGCGAGCAGACATCGCTGATCGGCTCCAAGCATCGCGCGCCCATCAATCGGATATTCGTTGACCCGAACAATCCGGCCTGGCTGGTGGTAGAACAGGTCATCCCCGAGCAGTTCGGCGGCTGGTGGGCGCGCGAGCTGGGCCTGCGCGACGCGGACGGCGACCTCATAGCGGTCTCCAATTGCCCGCCCACGTACAAGCCGCAGATGGCCGAGGGGTCGGCGCGTACTCAGGTGGTGCGCATGGTGCTGCAAGTATCCAGCACCAGCAATTTCACGCTCAAGATTGACCCGTCCGTTGTGCTGGCCACGCGCCAATACGTCGATGAAGGGCTTTCACGCTTGGACATGGGCAACGTCAAAAGCGGAATCCTCCCTGTTATTTTCGGAGGAACAGGCAAGGCCGCGCTCAGTAAGAATTATTTTCTGCTCGGCAATGACACCGATCCGATTCGAGCGATATCCCCGGACGCTGCGCTCAAGGTAATGCAGGCCGCACCTGAAACGGCTCTTGAACGGTCCGTCTCTGCACTGCCCTGGCCCCACATTGAAGCGCCCGGAGGTCGCATCGCCGTGTTTGGAGAAGCTGCGAGCGGAAAGGGCGGTCGCATCGTTGTTTCTGGCGGCGAACTCATCCAGCTGGCCCGCCGCACGCGCGGCGGCCTGGCCGGAATTTCGGTCGTCTCCACAGTCCCTGCCTGGCAGTCGCCTGTTTTGGATGCAGCCCGCACTTACTACTTGCGTGCCAAGCTCTCTGCTGATGCTGAACCGCTTCTCTACGTACAGCAAGGGTCGGATTCGGACATGGCGCCTCCCGATCTTGTCGGTCAGGAGAATGCCGGCTCCGGCGGTGGCTTCGATAGCACCGTGTTTGATGCATTGCTAGCCAAAGTAACGACAGGCTCGGTGAGCACCACGCCGACCGTGCTGCTGCTGGCGAACCGCGCCAAGTTGCAAGCGGAGTTTTCATTCGCAGGGATATATTCCGAAGGAATAACGACGCAGACGTATACGCTCAACTGGGCGCGCATCCCTCGTGCAGCTTTGCAGAAGGCAATTAACGCCGAGCTTGGAACGTCATATGAGTCCATCGTGCAATGGAATCCTTCCCTGTCGCGTCTTCAAGTCAGCATACGCGCCGTCGGCTACAAGTGGAGCGGAAACGAAGGCGGCACCATTACCTGCGCCTACACGGCGCTGATTCAATCCGACTAGGAATGCAAATCGTGAAACACGCCACCTTTGATCAATTCGGCACTTGCGTATACACCTTCTCCGGCGATGCTGTATTGCCCAGCGACGCCATTCCTGTACCAACAGAGCTGCAACACCTCGACGCTCGCAGTCTCCGACTGGCCGACGGCGTCGTTGTGAGCCAGGCGAATGATCCCGGCGACCTGGCTACCTGACGACCATACCGGACGCGGCACGTTGTACAGCACGGAAAGACAGGGACAAGCTCGTGCGCGCGCGTAGCCAAGCCCTCAGAATTTGGGCGATCCCCGCCCGAGGTAGAGCGGGATTCAGCTCAACTCTCTGAGGGCTTTTTCATGGCACTTGATCAATATCACCACGGCGTGCGCGTCATCGAGGCCGACGACGGCACTCGCCCCATCCGCACCGTCTCATCTGCAGTCCTCGGCCTGGTGGCCACGGCGGAAGACGCAGACCCGAAAGCGTTCCCCCTGAATACGCCGGTGCTGGCCACCAACATCCTGGCGGCCGCCGGCAAGGCCGGCACCAAAGGCACCTTGGCGCGCTCGCTGGACGCCATCGCTGCCCAAACCAACCCGGCAACCGTCATCGTTCGCGTCGCACAGGGCGCCACCGAGGCTGAAACCACGTCCAACGTTATCGGCGGCGCCGGCAGCGACGGCCGCTACTCCGGCCTCAAAGCGCTGCTGGCTGCGCAGAACTCCGGCCCCAAGCTGAAACCCCGCATCATCGGCATTCCGGGCCTGGAGAACGCCGCCACCACGGCGGCGCTGGCCGAGACCGCGCAGAAGCTGCGCGGCTTCGGCTATGCCAGCATGAAGGGTTGCGAGACCAAGGAAGACGCCGCAGCGTACCGCGAAGGTTTCGGACAGCGCGAACTCATGCTGATCTGGCCCGAGTTCCTGGGATGGGACACGCGCGCGAACGCCGAAGGCATCATCACCGCGTCGGCCGCCGCGCTGGGCCTGCGCGCCAAGCTGGACAAGGACATCGGCTGGCACAAGGTGCTGTCCAACGTCGCAGTCAACGGCGTCACTGGCATCAGCAAGGACGTCTTCTGGGACTTGCAAGACCCCGCCACCGATGCCGGCTACCTGAACGAGAAGGACATCACCACGCTGGTGAACCGCACCGGCTTTCGCTTCTGGGGTAGCCGCACGTGCGCCGGCCCTTCGAGCCTCTTCCCGTTCGAGAACTACACGCGGACCGCGCAGATTCTGGCGGACACGATGGCCGAGGCGCACATGTGGGCTGTGGACGCGCCCCTGCATGCATCGCTGATCAAAGACATCCTGGAAGGCATCAACGCCAAATTCCGCCAGCTCAAGTCCCTGGGCCTGATTATCGACGGCCAGGCCTGGTACGACGAAGAGCCGAACACCAAGGAATCGCTCAAGAGCGGAAAGTTGGTGCTCGACTACGACTACACGCCCGTGCCGCCGCTGGAAGACCTGGGCTTCCGCCAGCGCATCACCGACCGCTATCTGCTGGACTTCGCCCAACGGATCGCCGCGTAACTCATCCTGCCCGGCGCACGCGCGCGCTGGGCCATCTGCACATTCGGAGCCAATTCCATGGGACTGCCCACCAAGCTCAAAAACATGAACGTCTACAACGACGGCACCAGCTATGCGGGTGTCGCCACGTCCGTCACGCTGCCCAAGCTGACCCGCAAGATGGAAGCGTTTCGCGCCGGCGGCGTCGCCGGCGCCATCAAGGCTGACTTCGGCCTGGATGACGACGCGCTGAAAGTCGAATGGACTTGCGGCGGTAACGTCAAGCAAGTCCTGCAGCAGTACGGCGCCGTCGACGTTGCGGGCGTTCAGCTGCGTTTTGCCCAAGCGTACCAACGCGACGACACCAACGAAGTGACCGCAGTGGAAATTATCGTGCGTGGCCGCCACTCGGAGATCGACCGCGGCGAGTCGAAAGTCGGCGATGACACCGAATTCAAGATCGTCACCGAGTGCGTCTACTACAAGGAATCGCACGATGGCCAGACGGTCTTTGAAATCGACCTAGTGAACATGATTCACATGGTCGGCGAGATCGACACCATGCAGGCCATCCGAACCGCCATCGGCCTGTAACCCCCTTTTTTCCTGGAACCATCATGACCCAAAAGACCACCCCGAACCTCGACCAGCAAGCCCAAGGCGACGGCGCCGGCATCATCGACACTCTCGACCTGAAATCGGTTGACCTGGATGAGCCGATCAAGCGCGCCAGCGGCGACATCGCCCGCCTGCTGATCCGCAAGCCGAAGGCCGGCGCCCTGCGCGGCGTCACGCTCATGGCTCTGGTGCAGGTCGACGTGCAGGCGCTGACCACCGTACTGCCGCGCGTTTGCGAACCCATCCTGACGCCGGCCGAAATCAGGGATCTGGACCCCGCCGACCTGTTGAACGTGGGGGCCACGGTCGCCAGTTTTTTTATGAGCAAGGCGGAACGGCTGGCTATCCAAACTGCGTAGAAGACGCCATGGCGGATATCGCCATGGTCTTTCACTGGCCGCCGGCCGAGATGGATTCAATGGAATTGACCGAGCTGGCCGACTGGCGCGAGCGAGCGCGCGTGCGCTACCAACCCGAGACGTAACAGATGGACAAGGCGTTACAGCTTCGCGTCATCGCGGCCCTGCAGGACAAGCTGTCGGGGCCGCTTCGCAAGATCAAGAGCACCGCCGGCGCGTCCGCCCAGGGCGTCGCCGATCTGCGCGGAAAGCTCAAGCAGCTGACGGCGGCGCAGCGCGAGGTAGGGCAATTCCGCGAGCTGACGCGCGGCCTGCAGACCACCCGCGCTGAACTGGCCACGGCGCAGCAGCGCGTAGCTGCCTTAGCCCAGCAGATGCAGGGGGCCACCAATCCCACCCGTGCCATGACGCGGGAATTCAACCAGGCAGTGCGTGCCGCCCAGCAGCTGAAAGAGCGACACGGCCAGCAGTCCGTAGAGCTTCAACGCCTGCGAGATAACCTGACGCGCGCCGGCCTTTCCACATCGAACCTGGCGCGCGACGAACGCGACCTGCGCCAGAAGATCGACAACACGTCGCAGGCGCTGGACCGGCAGACGCGCAAGCTGCAGGCCGCCGCCGCACACCACCAGAAACTGGCCACGGCCAAAGAGAAGTACGGCAACGGCAAGGCGGCCGTGGGCGCAATGGCCGGCGCCGGCGCCGCTGGCCTGGCGTCCGGCGGCGCTGCCCTGTACGCGGAATCGCGCTTCATCCGGCCTGGTGTCGAATTCGACGCCAAGATGAGCAAGGTTCAGGCTCTGGCCCGCATCGAGAAGGACAGCGCCGAGATGCAGGCGCTGCGCAAGCAGGCGCGAGACCTCGGCGCCAAGACAATGTTCTCCGCGACGCAGGCGGCGGACGCGCAAGGCTTCCTGGCCATGGCGGGCTTTACCCCCAAGGCCATCCAGGACGCCATGCCCGGCATGCTGTCCCTGGCCAAAGCCGGCGACACCGATCTCGCTCAGACCGCCGACATTGGTTCAAACATCCTCACCGGCTTCAAGCTCCCGGCCGAACAGATGAACCGCGTGGGCGACGTGCTGACCGGCGCTTTCACGCGCTCGAATACCAGCCTGTACATGCTGGGCGAGACCATGAAGTACGTGGCGCCCGTGGCGGCCGGCGTCGGCCAGGATATCGAGACCGTGGCGGCCATGGCCGGCAAACTGGGCGACGCAGGTATCCAGGGCAGCATGGGCGGCACCGCATTGCGGGCGGTCATCGGCCGCCTGGCCGCGCCGCCGCAAGCGGCCGCCCCGGCGCCCGACGCC